AATAAAACGAATCTTGTTCGCTAATAGAAATAATTCATAATGTTTTTGTATTAAAGGAAAAAGCTTATCCGAGAGGATAGGCTTTTCTGTTGATATACAGATAGTTAAGCGTGTATTGGTGCTGGTGCTGAAATTTTCTAGCACCAAAATAGCACCAAATTTTTAGCTAGCACCAAAAAGAAAAATAACAAATTGCTGTTCAGAAGTTTAGCCTAGCTTTCACCCACTATTATTTTTATAGTCTTTTAACAAATAGTCAAATGTATAATACGTGTATTTCAAATGTATAATAAAGTGTAGTTTCGCTCGTTTTTCACAAAACTTCACATTTGGTTGTTCAAAAAAAAGTTTCTATCTTTGCACCAGTCAAACGTAGCGGAATGACAAATGAAAGAAGACCTCTTTTCCGGCGAATGCCGACAAAATATGGAATCCCTGAGTTCTAGACCGCTACCTAGGCTTGGGGATTCTCCTTTTTTATATATTCAGTTATGCAGTACATCAATATTACCATAGAACTTTTAAAGGCATACTCTTCAAGCAAGAGCATGAAGGAACTCCTTGCGGTTGCTATTTGGATAAAGATGCAGCATAGCAATTCCGTAATGTGGAATGTTACGGAATACAGATTAAGAAAGGAGTTGCATATCGGAAAGCCTAAAGCTGAAAGACTTATTCAAGACATGAAAGATGATAGCTTGTTTTCTGTAGATGGAAACAAGGTTGTTGTCTCATCATTCCGTGACAACACGATAAAGTGGACACGTAAGGGTCGAGAGTATCGTGGTGCTATGGTCTGTAAGTTTGAGGTTAAAGAATATACCTTGAAGGAACTATTCAATCTTATCAACGAGAAACTTTTTGAATTTGAGATTTGTGCTGCCGAGCATAAGGACTGTTGTATGAAAGCACCTGAGGGTGAAAAGGTCGGTGCCAAAGGTAAAGCAATCACAATAAAGCAATTTCAGAAGGCTCTCAACACAAGTAGTAGTTCTGTTTCAAGGATCAAGAAGAGACTTATTGCCAGTGGAAGGATTGATTCCACTCTTGCAGAGAAACATTCCTTTGACATCAGGAATGAGGAAGAAACAAAAAGAACATTGCTGAGAACGAGAAAAACAAAAGCTGATTTCATTATTGGTACTCTTGGTTTTGTTGTTCTTGCCTGTTCTTACTCTATTGCAGACAGAGCGGTGTCGGATGGATTCAGACATCTTATCTATGGTAAGCAGAGTGAAAAGGTTATTCAGAGAGACATGAGTATAGGAGGAATCCCTGACGGATTCTTCTGTTAATTGCTTAGGTGTTTGTTTTGTTAACCTACATTGAAAGAAAGAAAATATATTAATTAAGTTATTAGTTATGGATAAACCTACCTATGAGAAGTTCAAGAGATATTGTATATCGAAGAACTATGGAACAGATGAGTACATCAAGAGTCTTTATGATTATCTTGATGAGAGGAAGTGGAAGAAGGCAAATGGTGGGGAGCCAGTAAACTGGATGATTCTCACAGATGCTAATTTTGGAGTGTTCAATGCCAAGGGAAAGTTCTCTAGTGCAATAAGAGCAAAATTGGCTGAAAAGTCGGATGATTTCGACCCAGTGGAGCCTTTCCCTGATAATGGAATGAACTATGTGGCTTATACGGATGGAAGTTGTGACAATCATTCCAAGTATAAGGCAGGAGGTTCTGCTTACATCGTATTGAAGGATGGAGAGATTGTCAAGATGAAGAATCACGGCAGATTGCAGACAACCAACAACCGTATGGAGTTGCTTGCTATCATCAGTGCAGCTAAGTCTTGCCCAGATGGTTCTTATCTTGATGTTTACACAGATAGCCAGTACTGCATACTTGTGTTGGGGAAGAGCACTCCAACAAAGATGAATCCTGACCTCTATGAGTTATACAAGAAATGCTCTGCTCATTTGGCAGGAGTCCGTTTTCACTGGGTGAAAGGTCACAATGGTGACAAGTACAATGAAATGGTTGATAACTTGGCTTATGGCGCATATTGCGACATCTGCGAGCAGTATAGTATCGAGAAATATAAAAGACAATAAATTTAAGATAGATATGGTATCAGAATCAGCTAGATATTATCAGACTCATCCGGCTGCAAGGGAGCGCAAGAAGAAATACGATACACGCTTTGAGTCTTCTCCTGCCCAGAAGGCTAAGCGTAGGGAGTTGGCTCGGCACAATGCCGAACACGATAAGAAGTATGGATCAGCATCCCGAAGGGGAATGGATGCTTCACATACCAAATCTGGCATCAGGTATAAACCATCATCGGTGAATCGTGGTTCAAAGACGGATATGGCTGGAGATAGAAGAGCTAGGGGTGGTCGCTGATAGTGATTGCCGTAACATACGGAAAGAATAAGAGGGAGTGCTCACGCATTCCCTCTTCCGTTATCAACAATCTATTAACCTTAAATAAAAACCTTTATCTTATGAACTTTAATTTCAAATAAATAAGTTCAAATGAACAAAATATTTCTAAGAACCCATTAACCTTCCTCCTCAGACATCTGCTTCAACTTCTCTGTAAGCGCATTTGCAATCTCACGCTTATCTTCGAGAGTGACGGTCTGCAGCTTCGGACAATTAAACTCCAGCATCTTGATGAAGGTGCTGACCTTATCCTTCGGCTTGCATTTGTACCATGCCGCCATGAAATCATCCCAAGCATCTCTAGTGAAGTCGGCACACAGCTCACGAAACTCCTTCTTGATAGGAGACTCGTAACCTTTCTGCTTTCCGCCGGATTTCGCCCGACCTTTCTCGAACTGACCTTTTGAATTTCTGTCTGTAGCCATATCCTTCACTAAATATGATGCAAAGGTACACACAATCCTGCACATAGAAATCTTATCTATTAACTTTTTGCTGCTAAGTTAATGGATAAGATGCTTATATAATAAGGTATAGTTATCTTTGCTGCAGTTTAAACGTTTAAAATAAATTTTTATGTTAGGATCATTAATCGGTGCAGGACTCGGTGTTGCAAGTAGTATCTTTGGTGGCATATCAGCCCGAAAGGCAAGACGAAAGCAGGAGCGGATGCTTGCACAGCAGGAACAGGAAAATCAGGCATGGTATGATAGAAAGTACAATGAAGACCCTACCAAGCGTGCCGATACCGTAAGATTGCTCACTCAGATGCAGGAGCAGATCAGGAACAGAAACAAGGCTGCTAAGGGCAGACAAGCGGTGATGGGCGGTACGGAAGACTCCACCACAGCAGTGAAGGAAGCGAACAACAAGACTCTTGCCGACACGACCTCCCAGATTGTGGCTGCAAATGAGGCTCGCAAGGATGCCATCGAAGGTCAGTATCAGGCTAGAAAGGATGCTATTCAGAACAAGAGGATGGGGCTGGAAGCTGAGAAGGCTGCTGGTACTGCTAATGTGGCTGCTGGTGTTGCCGGAACTGCTGCCAATATCGCTGCTACCATTGATGGTGGATTGGGCAATAGCAAGGTTGCCAGACCTAGTGTTTCATCGCCTACACAAGCTGATATGGATAAGCTCGATGCCAAGGTTGGTGCGGCTCCTAGCCAGCAGCAAGTGGCGAGTGATTTGAACGATATGATAGGTGATAATGCACCTAAAAAGGTAAACGTATAGCTTATGGGATTGGCAGATTATTTACGAACGAACAATGGCTTGAAGACTACACAGAGTGTACTCAACAAGCAGCAGAGTGGTGTGGATGCTGCTCAGAAGGCTACTCCTGAGCAGATGAATATGAACACCGCACAAGCTATGCTCCATGGCAAGGAGGAGCAGCTAACTCCTCCAAAGGATGCACATGAGCAAGCGGTGAGAATGAACCAGCAGACTGCCGAGGGCATGCTGAACGGCTCTATCCCTATCGTGAAGAAGGAAGAGCCGAAGCCGGAACCCAAGCAGGAGCCGGAAAAGAAGGAGTTGACCTATGCGGAAATGTATAAGATGCTGAATCCTGCTGATAGTGAATCTCCTGAGCAGAGAGCAGAGAGAGAGAAGAACGAGAAGCGGAAGGCTCGTATTGCTGCCCTTGGGGATGGTCTTCGGGCACTCGCTGACATCTACTTCGCCAGCAAGGGAGCCAAGGTGGTACACAATCCTGAGTCGGATATGACTGCTGATATCAACAAGCGAAAGGCTTATATGGATGCTCAGCGTGAGAAGAATCGGGCGGCTTGGCTGACTGGCTACCAGAGGGCATTGGCTCTGGATGAGGAAGCGAGAAAGAATAACCTGACTCTTGCTGAGCAGATGAGGTATCACGATATTATAGCTAAGAACAATGATAGCAAGAATGATCTGAGCCAACAGAGAATTGACCAAGGTAACAGAAGACTTGACCTGTCGAAGATGAAATATGATACTGATGCTGATTATAAGAAATCCATCTTGGCTATCAAGAAAGCTCTGGCTGATGGTCAGATTTCCCACTGGCAAGCACAAGAGGCTATTCAGCGTATGAATGCTGAGAGTGGTCGTATTCGTGCCAACAAGTCGGGGAGTGGTGGTTCCCGAAAAGGTTCCTATTCAGGAGAGGTTGATGAGTATATGGATTTGATGGAAAAAGACCCTGAGGGTATGGCTGAGGCTGCTAGGGAAGTCAGAAGGATGGGGTACTCCCCTAAGACTGCTGCCGGAAAGAAGGCTCAGAAGATTGCCTATCAGCGTAAGCATGGTAAGGGTAAACAGAACCATACATCATCATCCAATGGTGGCAAGAAGAAGACTGGAGTAAAATGGTAACAAGATTGGTAACAAGAATTTGGTAACAAACATATATATATATTATGGCAGAAAGACCATTATACACTTTATACAAGAATCTGAAAGCACAGAACTATGATGTGCCGAACGATTACAATAAGTTTGAGAGTGCCCTGACCAGAGACGGAAAGGGCGGTGCTGACAACAGACACGCTATCTATGAGAACTTGAAGGCTCAGAACTTCGATGTTCCTAATACCTATGAGCGTTTCTATTCTGCACTTTTTGAACCAAGAAGCAAGACTTCATCAAGGGCGAAGGGCGGTAGTGTTCCTATGAGTGCTGCTGATCGTGCTCGTTTCTCGGCTGGGGCAGCAGCTATCTCGGCAAGTGCTAATAATGCAGTAAGACAAGCTAAACGAAACATTCAGAGCAAACTGGGGCAAGCAAAGAAGTTCAATGGTGGCAGGGTTACTCCACATCTAAAGAACCCTTTGCAGAATAAGAATGTACAGAAGAATGAGTTCAACTACAATTCGACAACTGGCAAGACTGGAACCTATACTACAACAGATGGTGTAGAGTTCGACAACGAGTATGATGCTGCTCAGTATCAGAATCAGTTGGATAAGCAGGGGCAGCAGTATATCAATGCTGTAAACGCTGGCGAGATTCCATCTGTCTTCGATGTTCGTGACAAGAACGGAAACTATGACTTGCAGGAGAACATCAACAAGAATGGAACCTATCTTACTGAGGAGGGTGCTCGCAATCAGTTTGATAAGAAGCTGGCGGATGCCTATGCCCGAAAGAAGGAGATTGAAGCTCTTATCGCTGAGGATCATCGTCAACACGGAAATCCTCTGCTCTCTTATGGTGCTAGTATCGGTGCAAGTAACGGAAGAACTGCAGAACAGAGTGACTATAGCAACAAGCTGGCAACATCCCTTGCTCTGGTTAAGCAGCAGATCGGTGCGCTTGAAGCGGTGAAACAATACCCTACAAGTAGCTGGGGTGAGGATGCCTTGAAGGCTCTTGACAATACTGCATTCACGGCTAAGACTTGGGATTTCGGTCTGACTGACTTTGCAACTATGGGTCAGATGGAACGTATCAAGACCAAGATGGACAATAACCTTCCACTCTCCGGCTCCGATAAAATGCTCTTGAAGAGTAAACTGGGTGCGGATGCTGCTGCGGCTCTTGAAGACGAGAAGATGGGCAACATCTATCGCTGGACAAAGATTGCCGGACAGTCTCTCCCATTTATGGCTGACTTCTTCCTGACTGGCGGTTATGGTGGTATTACTAAGACTATCAGCCGAGGAGCCTTGAAGTTCGCTGCTAAACGTGGCATGGGTAAGGTGAGTGCTGCCATCTTGAAGAATACTGGTATCGTGGCTGGTGATGTTATCGGCTCGTATGCGATGGCAGGATCAGAACAGGCGATGAAGACTGGTGCGGACATTATGCAGCGACATCTGGGTAGTCTTTATCAGGATGAGAAGGGTGATTACAAGTTCGGTACATTCGATGAGAACGGAAATCTCCTGCATGAGGGTGGCGAGTCTATGGGTACTGCTCTCTATAAGGGGCTGACCTCTGCTATGGTGGAGAACTATACTGAGAAGCTCTTCGGTCATAGCTATGGTATCAAGAAGGGTGCAATCAACTTCATGGAAAAACATGGTATGAATGCTTCTGCTGAGTTCTTCAAGAATATCGGCAAGAGTGGATGGTACACCAATTCCAAGAAGTGGATGGAGAAGTTCGGCATCAATGGCTTCGGTGAAGAAGTGATGGAGGAAGAGATTGGCATTCCTCTTCATGCTCTATTGGATGGAGATAATGAGTTCTCTGACCTCCTTGATACAAAACAGCAACTTGACATCATCGGTGGTATGGCTCTGTCTGTCGGCTCTATGTATGCGATGGGTGCTGGCTCCCGACCAGTCAAAGGTGTGTACAATCGTGCTCAGTACTACCGATTCCGTAACAAGGTGAACGTGGCTGATAGTGATGCTCAGAACCTGATGGGAGATAAGTGGGCAGACATCAAGGATAAGATTGACAACACGACCAACGAGCAGATGGGTGGTGTGTTGGCTGATATTCTCAGACAGAGAGACACCATGAACAAGGATCAGATTAATGCTGCCATCAACTATGGTATCAACCTGATGAAGATGCGTGGCTACAATGTTGCCAAGACTGCCGAAATGAATGCTAGAGAGATTACCAATGAGCCAACAACTCCTGAGGAGCAGCATCAAGAGGATATTGATAATGCTTACTCTGAGGGTCACGATGCTGATGATGCAGCCAAACACGACATTCAGTTGGAGCATGAAGACCAGATGAAGACTCTTGCCGGATTGCTGAATATCTCCGAGCAGCAGTTGTCAGCTATGAATGATGATGAGCTTCAATCCCTGACTGGACAGAACGACAAGCTCGACCAAGCTATCTATGACTACCAGTTGTCTTCTGCTCGTTACCAAGGTGTGACAGATGATGCTCAGGATAAGATTGATATGGCGGCAAATCAGGCAGCTCAGCGTGTTGATATGTACACAGACAAGAGCCGTGGCTCCGTCCGTAACGCTACGGTTAAAGCCAGTGGTGGTGCGGAAGATTATGGTGTGTACATTATCTCCGGCAATATTGCTACCAACGAAGATGGCTCTATCAATGTAGCGGATAGCGATGATATGATTCTTTTCTATGATCCTACAACAAATTCTGTTGAACATGCTGATGCTCTGAGATTCGCTAAACTGGGTGATGAAGTTCCTGCCGATGATGTGAAGGCTCAGGCGGTAGCTGATGCAAAGGAGAAGGCTATCAAGGAAGTTGCTGGTATTGTTGATGGAACCATTGATGTCGGTTCCCAGTTCTCTGTTACGGATGCAGATGGTTTGGAACATACCTACGAGATTCTTGCCGACTATGGCGATGGTACTGCTGCAATCTCTATTGATGGTAATGTAGTAGAAAATCCTTATCAGCTTGAAGACTTGCAGCAGTTGAAAGACTTGGAGGATCAGAAGAGACTGGAAACTGCCAAGGCTCAGCGTGAGCAGATGGAGAAGGAACGTGCTGAGCAGCAGACTCAGGAGACAGAGCAGCTGGAAGAGACTCAGCCTTCTCTTGACTTCAATCAGATTCTCAATGATAATGGTAACGTGGTGCTCGTTGATGTATTGGATAAGGATGGCAACACTAAATATCCTGACTCTAAGTTGTTCCTTATTCGTGATACTGGTGCTAAGGCTAAGGTCGTTGAAATGAAGAGTGATGGCACATTCGTTCCTCATGCAGTGAGCAAAAAGAATGTGGCTACAATCTCTTCTATGTCTCTTGATGAGTACAAGCAAGCGATGGCTGAATCCTCAATGATAGAGGAGAATAGTGGAGAGAATAGAGGCGAGATAGAGGTGGAGACTCCGGCAATAGAGGGCGAGACTGCTGCTCCTGCTGAGGAGGCTGCTGCTCCTGAATCTGCTGAGACTCCGGCAACAGAACAGACTCCTGCTATGACTCTCGAAGATGGAACCATCGTGCCTATGCTGGAGGATGGCAATCCTGACTTCTCGAAGCTGACTGCTGATCAGACTGCTGAGTTGTATGACTCCCAGTTTGGTGAGGATGCTGATAGCGTAATCAGTGGATGGGTATCTGATGCCAAGAAAGCACTCGACAAGGCGAACAATATGACCGTGAAGGGTAAGAACTTCGTGGAACAGAAGGCGGCAAAGGAAGCTAAGGAGAAGGCGATTGCTGATGCACAGGCGGCTTATGACTCTGCTATTGCTATCCGTGATGCCTATAACAGCAGACAACTTGCCAAGGTGGAAGACACTGCTGAGGGTAGAAAGGAACTCATAGAAAAGGCAAGAAGAAAGTTCGCTCGCTTGAAGAGTGCGGTGAAGGATGATGCTGAGGCAGTATCTCAGCTATACAAAGATGTTGTCGGCTCTCTCCTGCATCGTCTGTATGATGGCACTGGCATTGATGTGACTGATACGATTCCGCTTACTGGTGAGGAGTATGTGGCTAGCAACCTCGGTGCTCACTCTCTCAACTATGAGGGAACAGAGACAAGCAAGGGTGTTAAGCAGGAAACTGGATTGAGCAGAGAAGACTTTGCCAAGACTCAGCTCCTCGCTGCTGATGGCAAGGGAACTACCATTGATGATCTCGTACATAGTCTGTGGGAGAATCGTCCATCCAACCTTGAATCTCTCGATACTCAGGATATTCGCAATGCCCTTATTGGGGTGCTCACTAGCGGTTTCAAGGCTTCGGAAGCTAGAAACTATATTGAGAATCTCCGTATCGCTCAGGCTGAGAATATTCTTGAAGAGCAGAAGAAGGCGGCTGACAACGCTGTGTTCGCTGAGGAGCAGAAGGCTCCGGCAGAGGAACAGACTGAAACGACTCCTGAATCTGAGGAGAAGACAGAGGAAAATAACTCTGATGAGATTAATGATGAGGAGAATGAGCAGACAAATGCTCCTGAGCAGAATAAGTTCCCTGACAAACTAAGGGAGGGTAGCAAGGCTATTGAGGTTCCTGAGGATGCAACGGACGAAAATCCGCTTGGTGCTCAGCGTGACCAGACAGACCTTCCTTTCTCTGCTAGAGACAATGGCGCACAGCAGACAACATCTGAGCGTGCTGCTGACGTAGAGAAGAATAAGGTGGATGATATGAAGGTCGTTGACAACATCGTTGGCGAGAAGACTCGCAAGGCTTTCGAGAGACTGGCTAAGATGATGGGTGCTAACATTCAGTGGCAGTACTCAGACAAGTTGGGCAACGGATGGATTCAGGAGACTACGGATGCCGATGGCAATGTGCATCGTACAATCTTCATCACTCTTGACTCTTCTATCACGGAAGGTGCTCAGTTTATCTTCGGTCACGAAATGACCCACCAAATCAAGAGACTGAATCCTGCTGCATACAATGAGTTGACTCAGCTTGTGCTCGATACCTATGGCTCTGATGCCTTCGACAAGGCGATAGACGAGACGATGAAGAGATATTCCGATGCAGGATTCTCTGGACGTGCTAGAGATTACTACGCTGAGGAGGTGGTTGCTGATGCGGTAGGCGAAATGATTCGTGATCTCAACTTGGCTCACACTCTCGCTATGAAGATGTCTTATCCTCTGCTCGCTGCTATCCATGAGATATTGCAGAAGATTAAGTTGGCATTCTTTGGTACTGAGTATAGCGATGTGACCAAGAACATCATCCGCTCCATTGAACAAGCCTACGTGAAGACTGCCAATGGGGAGGTGACAAACTCTGAGACTGGCGAGGACGTTTCCTTCTCTCTCCGTCAGAAGCCTGAACCTAAGAAGAAGGGTGTTGGCTACAAGGTGTTCGTATTGAAGGATGGCAAACTCTATCCTCCAATGGTTGCGAACCCTGATGGTGCAGCCACTCCAGTTGGTGTATGGCTCGATGCTGATGCGGCTCCTATTGCTGGAGAAAGCAAGACTGGCAGACCTCAGGTTAAGCAGGGCGGCAAGGGTACACAAGGCGGTAGCGGTAAGCTAGCCTATAGACCAGGCTGGCATCTTGGTGTAGTGCCTTACGCTATCCAGTTCAACCGCAAGGATGCTGAGGGAAACAAGACTCTCTTCCCAAAGAACTTTGTCTTCGCTGAGGTGGAGTATGCTGCTGATGTTGATTATCAGGAGGAAGCTCGCCAAGAGGGTATCAATCCATCGGGCAAGTATCAGCATTCATTGGCTGGCTTGAAACATCTGCCTACTGATGGCTATTATATGTATCGTACCAACCCGAACCCTGAGACTGACCCTTGGGTGATTACTGGTGCGATGAAGGTGAACCGTATCTTGACCAGAGCAGAGCAAGCTGACTTGGTAAGCAAGGCTGGACGTGAACCTCAGCAGATTCAGGAGGGCGATATTGTAACTGATGATGTTGTGAACAGCATCAATCAGGAGATAGCTGCTGCTCCTAAGTTCTCGTTGAAGGTATATCATGGTAGCGGTGCTGACTTCACAGAGTTTGACTTCGACCACATGGGCGAGGGTGCTGGCTCCCAAGCGTTCGGATGGGGTGGATATGTAACCACTTCCAAGAAGATTGGAAAAAGCTATGCAGAGGTAGGTCAGCAGAGCGTTCAAAGCAGACATTCTTACTCAGAAGATACACCTATTGAAGCTGCTGTAAGTGCAATCTTAGGGCAGGATATGTACAACAAGCAAGCAAAAACGTTTGAGCAGAAAAAGGCACAGGCTATTAAGAATGCCGAAAACTCTATTATTAGCTTTAGTGATATGCTCAAAAGCTCGAATGAACTTGACGAAAAGGGCAAGAAGTTTTTGCAGAAGAGTATAGAAGAAGATAAGAAGAAACTTGAAGTGCTTCGTACTTTGACTGAGGAGCAGTATAAAGAGGAATATATAAAGCAAGGTCGTGCCAAGAATCTTTACGAGGTGGATATACCTGAGGATAATGGCAGTAACTATCTGGATTGGGATGCTCCTATAACTGATGAACTGATAGATAAGGTAGCTAAAGCACTACCTTCTTTGCGTAGCTATGATATCAAGGACTTCAAGAAGGATAGAACCTTTGATAACTTCTATAAGACTATTTCAATGAGAAGTGTTAAGGATGATGCAGCCTTCAATGATGATAAGGCTGCAAGCAAACTTCTCGCTTCTCTTGGTTACACTGGTATCAAGTATAAGGCTGGTCGTAATTTTGGTGGTGCAGAGGAAGGAGACACCAACTATGTTATCTTCAAGCCTGAGGATATGAAGATTACAGAACATACCAAGTTCTCGTTGAAAGAAATAAAGCCAGTTGGAAAGAACAAGTTCGGTGATGTCTATGACCAATTTAAGGGTAAACCAAAAGAGGCATTTGATTTCTTATTAGAGAATAAGGATGGCTATCTGAAAGGTGTGTTCCATCGTGATGAGATTGGTGATATTGATTTGGGATATGGCGAAGCTCCTACACCTTACACTGGCTATGGCTTGGCTCATATCATAAGAAAGCATGTCGAATTGATGAATGACTTTGACTCTGTAGATGATGCAGTTAATGCTATTATTGATGTTATATTAAACGGAAAGGTTGAGCCTATCAATAAAGATAGAGTTTATGAAATCAATAAGGACATCTATAGAGTGGCTATAGCTAAGGATGAAAATGGTAATTGGGTACTTTCTGCAATGGATAAATCTCGTTCTAAAAAACAGAAATTACGAGATAAAAGCAAGAAAGGCGCAGCTACCGTCGTACCCCCTAGTCTGCCTTCCGATGGAGCAGGTGCTGTCGCTCCAAACCTTTCTGCTGCAAAGATAGACAATTCTTTTGAAACTGCCAAGGAAAATGGAGAAAAATTCTCTTTGAAGGATGAAGAATATCTCAAAGCCGTGGAAGATGGTGATATGGAGAAGGCTCAGAAAATGGTGAATGAAGCTGCCGAGGCTGCTGGCTATTCTACCGATTCCAGCTATCAGGGCACTTCTGCCTTCAATGGTTCTGCACCTTGGGGCAATGGCTACTTCTTGACCAAGGAAGAGCGCAAGGAGGCGTGGGATAATGATGAATATGACGGAGACCAAACTTTGGGTGATTATATCCATCGTGGTATAGATGCGATGAATCTCGATTTCATAGCATTAGACCCTCGTAATTATCGTGCAGCTGACCCTATGCGCAAGGAGGCTATTGATAACGTGCGTAACGCTATCCAGAAGAAGAGTGAGACTATTACCATGTATAGAAGTGTTCCTTCTGATGTTAAGGAAGGTTCTTTCAGAAATGGTGATTGGGTTACTCCAAGTCGTGCTTATGCGGTTGATAATGCTAAGGTTCATGGTTGGGGTGATAACTTCAATATTATTGAACAGAAAGTTCCTGTTGATGAAATATGGTGGGATGGTAACGATATAGCTGAATGGGGCTATGGTCGTGAGGAAGACTATGTTAATGACACAGACTTCGCATATAAGAACACCAAGAACAACCGAAAGTTGCTTGATGCCGTTACCTATGATGATAATGGCAATGTGATTCCTTTGTCTCAGAGATTCAATGAGAATAATGCAGATGTACGCTATTCTTTGAAAGATGAGAAGACTATGTTTGGTATGCACAACATCAGTCTTGATAAGCTTCGCAAGGCTATCAAGCAAGGTGGCTTTGCCGCACCTTCCATGGGTGTGATTGACTCTAAGAATGGAATATATTCTGGCTATGGAGAGATAACCTTGATACCGAAGGCAGAGAAGATAGCAAAGAGGACTGGAAAGAACATCGGCACTTATGCCGCAGATGCATGGACTCCTATCTATCCTCCAGTAGAAAAGAAGTTTGGTGGCAATGGTGGTGATGTCGCTTACGACGACATAGAATCCGTTCCAAAGGAAATGCAAAGTCTCACAAGAAATGCCATCAACAGCTTCATGGATGGTCGTGATACAAACAGTTTAGCTTATCTCTATTTGCATGAGAAAGGAAAAGCTCCTGAGTTGGTTCATGTTGAAGGCAAATATCCAAAGGAACTTCATGATGAGGTGAAGGGTATCTTGGGAAAATTAAATGGTATCTATAATACTACGGATGAGCAAAAGGAGAAACTCCTTGACTTGTTTATTCGTGAGGTGTATGATGGCAATAAGGAAGAGTTTGACAATGACATCAAGAAATTCATTAAGAAAGACGAGGAGTTTATCAAGAAAAGACCTAACTCCAATATTTCCAAGGACAAACAACTTGATGTTGATTGGATGAAGGAACATGGCTATGACTATGGGGCTTTGTCTCGTTTCGTTGATGGCATACTGCGTGATGCGGAGACTTCTGGTAAGGTGGATGAGAATGCAACGATGAAAGCTGCACAACAATACATTCAGGACAAAGGCATGAAGGAAGACTTCGATTCATGGAAAGAAAAACTCAATGACCGCTACCAAGTGGAGGAGGTAATCTTTGCAGGATATAAGGATGATGGCAACCGCAAGTATTTGCCTAACACCGTTGAGAATGCGGTGAAGGTAATGAAACAAGATGGCAAGAATGCTTCCGTTGGTTCGGCTTCTTTCAGTCATTTCGTTGCATCTATATTGAAACCGATGGGGACTCTTGACCAAATCAGAAAGAAGAAGGGTAATCTCACAGGAAACTATGAGGACGTTGAGAAGTTCCAAGAGAAATGGCAACCTGTATATGATGAGTTGGCTGACAAGATGCAACCTGATGCAGAACCATTTGAAAGCTATGGCATGGACAGATTGGAAGATGCTGCCACACAGAAGAATCCAAAGAAATATGCCAAGGATGAGTATGGTGTGGACTTGACAGACGAGGACATCGACAAGTTGAATGAACTTATTGATGCTGTAAAAAATGAGAAGCCTTCCATCTACTTTGAAACCAAGTTTATGCGCCCATACGGTCTTGACGAGTTTGAGAAGGCTATCGTTCCAAACGATACTCCAAGCGATGTGGTAGATGCCTTGAAGATGGCAGGTATTGATGTGAGCAGCTATGAGCGTGGAAATGCCGAGGATAGACAGAAGGTTACTATGGATGCTATCAATAGTAGCGACAATATTCGTTTCTCTCTGAAATCTATGATGGAGAAACCTGAGGGATGGAAACAAGCCAACAAGAAGACTATTCATATTGCAGAAGCTATTGAGCGTGACCCTAAGTTTTCTTTGAAGAATCTTGATGGAACTCTCATTAAGGCTGGAACCTACTTTAGTGGTGGCGGTCTTGTTGAGGAAGGCTTGAAGGGTATCATCGACCCAGTGGTGGCAGTGGAGTATGACGAGAAGATAAGCGGTGTATATCGCAATAACTTCGGGCAGCACATCGTTACTGCTGATGTTCGTGACGTTGACCCTAAAGAGTTGGTGAAGCAGATAGATGGTGAGTTAGAGTATTTCCACGCTTCTCCTGTCTGCAAGAACTACTCTCAGGCGAAGAGTAACCATGCTGAGGTGGAACTTGACAAGGAGACTGCTGCAAGTACTGCCGAGTTCATCAATGCTATCAAGCCAAAGGTGGTGACCATTGAGAACGTGAAGGGCTATAAGGATTCGGATGCGATGAAGATTATCACGGATGCTCTGGATGCCAACGGCTATACTTGGGATGCAGATGTGTATAACGCTGCTGACTATGGCGGCTATACCAACCGAGAGAGATTGATTGTCCGTGCGGTTCGTGATGGCAAACTCCCTGAAAAGCCAAAGAAGATGGCACGCAAGAGCGGATGGTATGAAGCTGTGGCTGATATTATCCCGACCCTGACCGAGAAGAAGAATGGTGTGGCTCCTTGGATGGATATTCGCTTGAAGGCTGATGGTATTGACTGGAGAAACATTGACAAGCCATTGTATGTGATGGGTAGTGCCTATGCTGACGGAAAGATCCCTCATGCCTTTGCTGACGAACTCCTGCCAACACTCAGAACCAAGAGTGGTGACGTGATTGTGATGCCTGATGGTAAGGTATATCGTGCTATGGGCAGAGTACTCGCAAGAGTATCAGGAGTGAGCGATGATTACAAGATGCCGTTCTCTGAGAGTCTGAGTCATACCATCATCGGCAACGGAATCCCTACCCAGTTGACGGAACATGTGATTGCTCCTCTCTTGCAGAACACCTTGCGCCCAACTGCTCCTGAGGATGGCAATACCAAGTTCTCCTTGCGCTACGACAAGTTTGAGCATGACCTGAACCAGTGGAAGAAGGATAATAATCTGCCTAAGGATGCTCAGAGGCCAACCATCCCACAACGAAACGCTGGTGAGAGTGCCGTTGACTTCCTGAGGAGAGTGGACGAGTACCGCAAGCAGATGGCTCTGTGGAAGACTGCTCCAACCTACGAGCAGCATCTTCTGAGTGATGATACTGCCCTTGGAGAGTTCAACCGAGAGTTGCAGCGTGGTTCTGTGCTCAAACGTATCGCCTTCCAAGATAGTATGCTGGCTATCCGTAAGGCTCAGGAAGCTATTATGAATGAAGTGGGTGTTGACCGCCTGAATATGGCTGAGGATGCCTATACTGCCGAGAACCGCAGTCATGGCAAGGGAAAGAACGAGTTTGAGGAGTACAACAACGAGTTCCTGCAGCCACTCAGAAAGGCTTATCATCAGATGAAGAAGGTGCTTGGCGATAGCTACGACAACGTGCGAGTCTATATGATGGCTAAACACGGATTGGAGCGTGATGCCCAGATGGCATTCAAGAAGTCTTTGGAAGCTGACTATGAAGATGTGAATCAGAGAAGTGCAGCATACAAGGCATACAAAAACGACTTGGATCGTGTGTCTAATGATGCAGACTTGGAGTTTGGCAGGGTAGATTTCACCACTTGGAGACAGAAGGATAATGCTCTCCGAGGAAAGTACTCTCCATCCTATATGGACTACCGCTATGATGATAACGGAATCGCCTACGATTATTCCGGCTTGTCTTCGCTCTTCGATGGTTCAGACTTCGAGGAAGCTGCTCACAGACTGGTAAGAGATGTGGAGACCAAGCATCTTGCCGAGGTTCAGGCTCTTTGGAATGCTACGGATGCTGCCACCAAGAAGATTCTTCGTGATGGCTTCAAGGCTGGAATGATGAGCAAGGATGCCTACGAGTATGTGAAGGGTATGTATAGCCATTATATTCCTCTCCGTGGCTGGGATGGCACTACTGCCGACCAAGTATGGGACTACATAGGTGGTGGCAAGGGTGCGTTCAATCAGACCTTGAAGACCGCACACGGACGAACCTCTATCGCTGATGATCCTATCGCATACATCGAGAATATGGCAGAGAGTGGAATCCTGCTGAACAACAAGAACTGGGTGAAGCAGCACCTGATGCTCTTGGCGCAGAATCATCCTACCTCCCTTCTGACACTGAACAAGGCTTGGTATGTGAAGAGTACGGATGCCAACGGAAACGAGGAGTGGATTCCTGCTACTCCTCATATTACTTCTCAGATGAATAGCAATCAGGTGAAGGCTGCTATTGATGCTTTCGAGCAGAAGATGGAGAATATGGCTCAGACTGGCGATGCTACCCAGCAGAGAGACGGATTGAATATAGCCTATCCTCAGACTCATAGCGAGGAGAGAGAACATGAGGTACGAGTGATGAAGGATGGCGAGGAGTATGTTATCTATGTGAATGGAGACCCGCAGTTGGCTCAGGCGATGAACAATACCAGGGCACACCGAGTAAGAGAAATTCAGAGCGGAAAACTGGATAGGGCTGCTGCTTGGTTGGGAAGAAAGATGGCTGCTGCCTATACCAGTCTTTCACCACTTTTCATTCCTTCTAACTACTTCCGAGACCTGACAATGACTCTTGCATCTACCGCTATTCGTGAGGATGGCAGATACAACTATCTGCTCAGAAAGAATCTGGCAACCTCTTGGAATCTTGGATTCATGCTGAAAGACTATCAGAACGGCAAGCTGAGAGAGAAGGTAAGCAACGGAAATGCTACCAAGAAGGAACAGATGTTCTATGACTTCATGATGAATGGTGGCGAGACTGGCTTTGTTTCTTCGCTTGATGTGGAAGACTTGAAGAAGAAATTCAAGAATGACTTGAAGGATTTGGATAGATGGAAGGCGAACCCAGTAAAGGTAGGACATACCATCATGGATGGCATTGAGTTCCTGAACAGAATGATTGAGGATAGCAACCGATTTGCGGTCTATATGACTTCCATCCAGTATGGTCGCTCCATTGATGAGGCTGTGAATGATGCCAAGGATGTAACCTTGAACTTCAACCGCAAGGGTACTGGCGAATACGGCTGGCAGATGATTAGAAACCTCTATCTCTTCATCAATCCGGCTGTACAGAGCTTGCAGACCTTGGGTGCGCTTGTAAAGCATCATCCTTTCAAGTTCACGGCTGTTACTGCAGCTTGGTTGGCGAGTGGTGTGCTGGTTCTTATCGTTAACGCTGCCCTGATGAGTCTGTTGGGCGGTGATGATGATAAGGATAAGTATTGGCAGTTCTCTAAGTGGGATAGACGAAACAATGCCATTATGTGGATTCCGTTTACCAACGAATATGTGAAGATTCCGCTTGCTCAGGAGTTCCGTGCCTTCTATGGCATAGGCGATATGATTGCTTCCAAGATGATGGGTGGCGAGCTGGCAGAGGAAACTTGGAGCCAGTATGCAGAAGACTTGCTCGGTCAGGTAGTGGATATGCTTCCGCTTGACCCAACTGGATATGATGGCAACATAGCAGTCAGCCTGATGCCGAACCCTATCCGCCCTGTCTTCGAGTTGGCTTTCAATGTTGATTTCACTGGCAAGCCATTATTCAAGGAGACAGAGTACAACAAGTATGACCCGAACTTCACCAAGGCATACGTGGGTACTCCTGATTGGTTGGTGCGAGTATCGAAGATGGTTAACTCAATCGGAAATGACTATTCTGATGTACAGCAGAATGCCATAGATGCTTTTGGAGACCCAAGATACAATCTGAACAACCCAGCGGTGGTTGATCACGTCTTGTCTTCCTATCTCGGTGGTGCTTACACTATGGGTAGTCAGGTGCTCGGTGTACTCACCAAGTCACTCAACGACCCGAAGGAAATCAAGATGGCAGACATACCATTGGTAAGCAAGTTCGTCAGCAATCCTGATGATAGACCAGTTACTAAGAAACAAGGTGATGAGTTCTGGGATATGAAGGAGAACCACGACCGTACAGCCAATACCCTGAGCAAGTTGAAGAAGCAAGCTAAGGTGGATGGCGATTACTCTATGCTGGAGCGGTTCTACGGCTCAGAGGAATATAAGCAGTATAAGCAGGAAGATGTGAAGGTGAAGAAGTATGAGGAAGACAAGAAGAAGGAACGTGTCGAGGAGAGTGGGGAAGAGTACAGACCTCACAAGCTGAATGCCGAGGATATATACAAGGCTCATGCTACTCCAAAGGATGATTTCGAGGACTTGAAGCTGAAACAACTCTATACCAAACTGAACGGATTCAAGACTTCCTACGACCTCTTGGTAGATACTGCTCCGAGTCAGAGCGATGGCTACTACAACACCAACAAGGTTGCCATTGATGCCATTGACGAGATTTCCATTGATAAGCAGGAGATTTCCGAGTTGAAGAAGGGCTTCTTGGAAGATGGCAAGGATGCCTACAATGCCGAGGATATGAAGAGAATCCGTGAACTGAGAAAACGAATCCTCTCCGTGCTGGAGCCAGCCAATAAGGTGGTTGTGGCTAACCAGAAGGCGAAGGCTGAGAAGAAGTAATGCAAATATGACTATCCCCCGAAGGTGCTATTCTTTCGGGGGATAATTGTCTCTAGGCAAGGAGTCTGCTTTCAATCCGGCACAAAAGCCCCTATAAATTATAGGCAAAAGTTTCAATCTGAAAGTATTAACAAAGATTATACTTTAAATTCCCTCAAAATAACTTCGTTTTCAAAAAATCCCATTATCTTTGTAGCATCTAAGAACATCTGTTTATCAGATATTTAAATCAACGGTTCAATACCATTAAACTTAAAAACGAAACGCTTATGAATAAAGATGAAAAAGACCAACGTGTCAGTAGAATGTTCGGTGAGATCGTTAAGCTTATCCCCGAACGCAGCAAGATCAAGACAGACTTGCTTTATTTCAAGTATGCACCCATACTCGTCATGCTTATGAGATGGTATGGTGTATCTCAGTTCTATGACAACAAGATGGAGATTACTCTCTGGTATGAGGAAAACGAGGAACCTGTCTGGTTCTTCTACTTCATCACCTACATTCTCTATCCTATCTCCTTATGGAAAGGTCAGGTTCTTCACCGATTGTGTGTAGAGTGGCGCATCCCTATCCTCTATATCGCAGGAGTCAACGTAATACATATTATGTATGGCTCTATCGTTATCACAAAAGAGATGTTCTATTGTGATATTTTTCTGATTACAATCATTTTAATATTATACGCTTATGTCGCAATTAGTAAATTACAGCATCATCGAAGCAGGACTTCGTGCTCTTGCTGACAAGGCTCACGAATCAGCAGTAGCCCAAGCGGAAGGCAAACCTATCCCTTGCGGTCTGTCAGAGAATGATATGGAACTGGTGGCACTCCTTACTGCCATGATGAATGATACCCAAGCCAACAAGGGCTGGTGCGCCCACGAAATGGGGAAGTCTATCTCCTCCTTCGAGAAGTATGTTCACGATGGTAAGATACCTGAGGGCATCCACGACCAGTTCGGTCACGAAAAGAAGTGGAACAAATCGCTCATCCGGTTCTTTGCCAACAAGAAGGCTTTCTTCCGCAAGCAAGCCCGAAAGTATGGCATAAGCATATAGCTTACGCTACACAATTATATATAGGAGAGACCCAATCGCCCCTCCTGTATTTTTACGCCCTTTTCCGTAACCATAAATCTTTGCTCATCACACACTTATAGAACCTTTTACGAGTTTATCAATATCTATCCATATTATTCGTATCTTTGTGCTCGTAACGTTACAAAGTGAGTATCATAATTTAGTGTTTAACAAAAAAGATTTCAGGATAATATGGAAAGTAAAACGTATGTATTCGGAAACGAAGGCTCAACATCCAACAATGGGATGCTCGGTCTTCTTGCGCCTCTGCTCCAGAAGCAGGGTGTTGACCCAAATGTCCTTCTTGCCATGAAGGGAAACAATGGTTTCGGTGGCGAAGGTGGATGGTTCATGTGGGTAATCTTCCTTTTCTTCCTCATGGGCTGGGGAGGTAACGGCTGGGGAGGTTTCGGCAATAATGGTCGTGGTGGTCTCGCAAACGAGATTAACAATGACTATGGTCGTGGTCTTCTGATGGATGCCATCGGTGGCAACCGCAATGCACTCAGCAATTTGGCTACCCAGTTGAACTGCACCGAAGGTCAGATTCAGAGTGCCATTTCTGCCTTGACCTCTCAGGTTCAGAATGTAGGTAATCAGGTTGGTATGAGTGGTATGCAGACCATCAACGCTTTGCAGCAGGGTAATATGCAGATTGCTCAGCAGATTGCTAACTGCTGCTGCGAGAACCGCTTGGCTATCTGCCAGCAGACTGGAACCTTGCAGAATGCCATCAACAACGTGGCTGTAGGTCAGGAGCGTGGCTTCTCTAACGTGGCTTACGAGACCCAGCGACAGACTTGTGACTTGCACAACGCAATCAAAGAGAGCACTCAGACCATCGTTGACGGACAAAAGCAAGCTGAGTTCAGGGAAATGCAGAACAAGATTGATGCCCTCCGTGAGGAGAACAGCACCTTCAAGTCTTCTGCTATGACCTCTCAGATTGTTGGTCAGGCTGTGGCTCCTATCAATCAGGTATTGGCTGGTTTGCAGAACGAGGTGGCTGGTATCAAGTGTAAGTTGCCGGAGACTGTGACTACACCTTACAGCCCATTCACTGCAGTTCCTAACTGCGTGGCTTATCAGGCTGGCTTGTATGGACTGAATGCTGCTAACAATGCAGGATTCTGGGGTTAAAGAAAGGAGGCTGCTATGTTATGGTTAAGACCTTATACTTGGGTGAATCGTAATGGCTCGGCAGCTATCGCTTCTACTGGCGTGAAGGTGAATACTTCCGATGTGGTGTTCACCTTCAAAAACCACGCTTTCGTGAATGCCAGCTACAGAGGAACGATTTTCGTAAATCTGCGTCAGGCTATTCCTACTGGAACGACTGGTACGCTGCCTATCCTTTTCGAGACTAACGGAGCGACACAAGCTGTGAGCAAGTTCAATGGCGAACCATTGACGGTTGCAGATGTGCCGGGTACTGGAGTGGTTCAGCTCTGGTTCGAGCGAGATACTAACACCCTTCAACTAATGACGGGTATTGTTTAACAACAGAATAGATAATAGGAGATTACATTATGTTTCAAGGTTTAAGAACTAATTCTTTGTTCTATGTCCTCGACAAGGGCGAGAACCCGAGCTTGCGAATCGGTCAGGTTGTTTCGGTGAGCAACCCTCAGACGAGATACCCTTCTTTCAATAATGGCTTCACTCCTCAGCCTATGGAGACTGTGGTTGATGTAAAGGTGAAGATCAATGACGAGGAAGTGGATTTCAAGCAGTTACCTGCCAACGGACAGATTGCGAACGACAAGAACCTTGTGGTAAGCGATAGCAAGGATGCCATGAGTTCCGAGGTCGATGCAATGCTGAGACAATCCAAGGCGATACTGGAGAGCGTAGATTACCACGAGAGAGTCGTAAAATCTTGCGAGGGAATGCTACTGCAGCTCAACCCCCAGATAGCCAAGGAGAAGGAACAGACCGAGAAAATCAACAAGCTGGAAGGCAAGGTTTCCGGCATTGAGGGCAAGATTGACAAGATGATGGGATGGCTCCAACAGAACATCAATAAGTAATCTCCTATCTATTCACTTTAATATCTTATGATTATGGTAATGATTGAGATTACAGAAGATAAGTTCGATGATTTGTATGACAACATCGAGTCTATGCTTGGTTTTGGCAGCAAGGCTATGTCTTGTCTGAAAAAGATGAAGCAGGAGCGTATGGGTGAGCGTATGCCTGATTATCGTGACGATTGGAGAAGAGAGCGTGAGGAACGTGAAGAGCGTGAGAACAGACGTAGATTCAACAACGTGAATGATGATTGGAACTACCCGAACCGCTATGGTGAAAGAGGCGGTGGCGGCTACAATGGTGGCGGTCGCTAGTGTTTAACTTGGGAGTTTTGGTAGCGACATTTATGTCGGAACCAGACTCCCATTAATATTCAGCAATATGGGAAAATGCAGAATGCCATTGGATATGTATGACCTCAAACCTGAGGCAATGGTTGCCTATCTCAGATACAATGGCTATCATTTCAGCAAGAAGATGTGTGAGTGGGCGGTGAAGCAGATGTATAAGTACGACCCTTCTACCAAGCGTGATGTTGGTATCTCGTTTTGGGATAAGGAGAAGGTGGATGCCCTGCTTCTTGGTCAGGGAATAGAGGTGAAGAATAAGATAGGCTATGACCATGTATATGTGGCGAATATGGCTAGAGCAGACTTCTACAAGTCTTCCATCAAGGATGAGGAGCAGCTAGCCCAGTTCATCAAGGATATGGTGGATGATGCCGACCAGAAGGATGGCTTCATCTTCAACCGATTCTATGCCGACTGCTGCCACAACGGAGTGCCTATCCCTTGGGAAGATGTTTTATGATCAGAAGAGTAATACAACTTCCGAAGTACGATTGGAGCATAGTATGTTTCATAGGTTATCAGCCGGATGATGCAGATGAGATATGCTATGCTCTTTCTGATATAGGATGCAGCGGCAATCCGTTATCAGAAGCCCAAGAACATCTAACCAAGCAGAGTGCAGACAGAGGTCTCACGTATTCCAACCTTGCCCAACGGAGAAGCGTTCTTGCCATAGGTAAGGACAATGCCGCAAGTATCATCAATACCATCGGTCACGAACTCCTGCATGTAGTAGCGCATATCTGTGAGCAGGATGGTATAGATATGATGAGCGAGGAACCATGCTATATGATGGGTAGTTTGTGCGAGAAGTTCTTTAAGATGTATTGTTAATATGTATAGGGAGGAGGATTGCTATTTGCTTGGTTGGTGCAGGCTACATTTTTAACACAAAAAAGTATCGAGTCTTGAATATTTTCAGTATCTTTGCACCAATAAAACATTCAAACTTATGAAGAAGAAAATTAAAGTTTATTCTATAGGGGTACTTGTTTGCATCATCTTTGATATTGCATTTGCCACTTTGGTTGTTCTTAAAGAACCACCATTTTCTGATTATATTCTTATGAGTATATTTCTATTAATTTCTGATTTTATGATTCTTGGATTGAGCTACACTTACTTAAAGGAAAAATCAGGAAATAAATGCTTGGTGATTAAACTGCCTGGTACAGTAGATGATGATAGTTTGCCTAAGTTAAAATAGGAACAGAAAACTTGAAGAGTAAATACAAGAAAAGGGAGTGCTAAGCAACACTCCCTTCTTCTTTATCTATATGGTTTATTCCCCATACTTAGGTTCCTCATACACCAAGTTGGCTTCTGGGCATCAAGAAGAGTATTCCCATGTATTGCTTGCTTTGTCAAACGTCCCTGTTTTTACGCCTGAACCTGATACAGTTACATTATCTGAACCAAAATTGATAGATATTGTTGAAAAAGAAATATTATTATATTTTATAGCAGTGTAATTTGCTCTAAAATTAATAGTACCAGACGTTCTTCCAAGTTTTACTTGGCTCTCAACAAAAGCTTCGATACTACCTAGCAAATACGGTGCATAATCTACTACAATATTCGTTAATACTATAGACTTTATTTCAGATATGTTTCCTGTACATACATTTCTTTGGCCATCAGCAGTAAAATCCGTTATATTAGGAGATAAATTCTTTAAGGAACCTCTAAGATTCCCAAAACCATTGCGAATAATAGATGCGTTGCTTAATGCCTGGCTGTCAATATCTATAACAACATTAACTGATTGTGTGGAATAGATATTCTTTATATCAGTTTTACCTTTAATATTTCCAGTATTGAATACTAATTTAGTGTTAATACACCACACTGCGTTAAAGGTTCTATCGGTTGAAATAATACTAATTATTGCCTCTGTATTTGCTGGGATTTTTATTGTCGCATTTCCAGCTGAAACATTAAGTTTTACCGTCTTTTCATCTTTTATAGTAACTTCAGTATTACTTTCTATTACAGCATCTTTGACAAAATCAAAAGAAACACTCTGTTCTGTAGATTCATTATTAGTAAAAATAAATCTACTTTCATTTAGTTTAAGCAGGTTAGTATTAGAAGCCACACCTGCAAGTTTTGTTATTAAACATTTTCCCATAATGATTATTTATTTATAATTGTAAAAAATATCTAAAGTTTCAATTCTCTTTGCTATCCAATTTAACACTCTAGTCTTAGAATTATACATACCCATACAGAACGGATATTGTTTGTATACTTTTGCTGGTTCTACTCCTGAAATGTTCTTTGTAGCTTCAAATTTGCATTTATAGAAGATACATGTCTCCCCTTCTGCATATAGTTTACTGCCATCATAGGTGTTATCTATATCACCTGCCCATTTTAGGAATTTCCATCCTTCATTTATGTTATTTGCTCTATAAGAAGGAGTTTCTGCATATAGAGCAAATTCCGAAACGTAATTATCATAACCAACAGAAGTTATCCATTTATCTAACAATTTAGATATATTCTCTAAAGTAAAAATGCCGAGTTTCCTTAACTCTGAGTATCTAGCCTCTATAGCATCTTTGTATAAATCATATAAGATATTGCAAGGATATACATTTTTTACCAATTCAACATCAGTTGTGCTTTTATTTATGATATACAATCCCATATAGTGTGAACCGAATATAGAATCTACATCATAAACGGAAGGCGTGAACTTCTTTCCATTATAAGCCAACCAAATCCAATTTTTTCTTAATCCATCGCTATTATATGTTAAATCAGAAAAAAGGAAATAGTCTATAAATGGATTAACAAGAAAGTATTTCTCAAAAACCTCTTTTGTGTTAGAGTTTGCTAATTCTTCACCCACCTTTGATAAACCAACTAAGTAATCTTTAACCCGCTTGCTTAATTTATCTGTATTTGACAATTCTGTAGGTTTGTCTCCATCATACTTATTCCCATTTATATCAATAAGATTCTTTGGATTACGTATTTCAAAGGCTGACCAATTAATGGTGCCACCAAATAATGTATCGTATGAAACTACACCATCTAGGATAATGTTTTCTGCTTTCTTTTTTTCTGCATTATAAACCTCCTTGGATTTTTTAAGATTCCAAGTATATATACCCATATTGGTTTCTTCTTTTGTTACAGGGTTTACCCAAGTAATGACAATAGGGAAACCATCAGGATGGCACTTTGCTCCAGTAAAGAAATCCTTTTTGGGACTACCAAGACCTTCTGTTGTACTATCGTTAGAATAGTTGTATTCATAAGGATATTGTTGCCCTATAGGACGAGATTTATACATCTGCTCTATTAACCAATATCCTACGATGCACTGACCTCTGAAAGCATCAATATAGTACTTCTTTAAGTGGAAACTATCTTGCGCTGGGAAATCTCCAAATTTAATTTCACTACCATCCGCAATATCTATAGCCATATTTTTAACAGCGAAAACAAGAGATGAATCACCTTGAGCATTCAATATTACTAGCTTGCGGAAATAGTTTCCATCCTTGTCATTGTATTCAATTTCTGCATAAATATCATCCTGCTTTGTTGTTGGCAACTTAGTAGCATAGAGCCTTACTTGTGCAGCAATACGAGGAATAGGCAATTCTATATGACTATCCTTGCTGAAATCAGATGGATTCTCCATCTTGATACCAGCAGATTTGAAGGCTTTACTCACTTCGGTTGCAGCTTCATCAGATAATTCAAGGTGATTAGCAGAAATCTTGTGCTCATGACGTGTACCCTCAGAATCTCTATATCCTAGAATCTTTCCGTCTGCGTCAGTTGTTATCTCTGTTCTACCCTCAGGATCTTCAATATGAGAAAACTCTTCTGGGATAGTCTCAGACTTAGCATTATGAATATAGTGGCTACCATCAGCGTTGGTAGATGATAGAATCTTTCCTTCTGCATCGGTTTCTACTGCCATATACTCTGGGTTCTCCTGCAAAGAAAAGACATCAAGAAGTTCTTTGAGGTTGGTATCTATTGTACCCACCTTCTCTTGTAATGATGCAAGGTCTGATTGAAGCTGAGAGATAACTTGCTTCAAGGCATTAACTGCATGGATTTCACCAATAATTTGTCCATCTCTTCTGATACCAAGAAGTATCTTATTATCTGCATCAAGCCAAAGAGCAAAGAACTCCTCATTCTGCTCAACGTGATACATTTCATTGAGTGGAAAATATGGCTTGCCAGTTGCTCTGTAGATACCAAAGAGATATCTATCCTCGGAATCTACTACTGCCATAATAAACTCCTCATTTTCGATTTCTCTGAATGGAGTATCTTGAACATTTCCTTCCTCATCCTTGATAGTTGTCTTATCAAGATTAGCTAAGATGGAAGTAAGGGTCTGCGTATTCTCAATCTCAGCAAAGAACTTCTTCAACTCATTCATGGTGTCAATGAAATTTGTTGTGTCCTCATCTCCCATGATAGTTGCTACTCTCTCTGCGAGAAGATTTACTTGTGACAGCAATCTGTCCTCTACTGCGCTTGTCTTACCAAATACAGGAGTACCATCCCACTGAATACCGAAGAGAAGTTTATCTTCAGCATCTACCTTGGCAAAGATAAACTCTTCATTCTGAATATAGCGGAAAGGAGTTTCTACCAAGGTTCCTTCCTCGTCCTTGATAGCTACCTTATCTACTACCTCATCAACTGCACTTTGGATATTGACTGCGGTAAGTTTTGACTTCTCATTATTATAAGTAACGGCAGTAGCCTGACTTGCACCACCAGTAGCGGCTATAGACTTGATGGTTTCTTCCATCTGGGTACTGCGAGTCTGCAACAATGAAATGTCTTCATCGTTGGCGGTGATTTGCTGCTGCTTATCATCAATCTGCGACTGCTTATCATCTAGCTGGCTCTGATGGTCTTTCAGCGTATCATCTACGTTCTGAATGGTTTCTACCAAATCCTCAGGAAGACCAGTAGCTGCATTAATAGTCTGACGAAGCTCTGGGTCAAGCTTCTCTACGCCGATGGTATTGTCTTTCAACTTGTCTTTGGTGATGGAGTTCACCGCCAACTTCTCATTGGTGACACTTCCATCTTCCAGTTTCTCGTTGCTGACAGAACCATCTTGGATGTTGCCATTTCCTACAGAATCAGCAGCAAGCTTTTCGTTGGTGATAGCACCATCCTTGATTTGCTGAGTTGTTAACTCATCAGTGACATTAACCTTTTTGTCGAGTGTTTCCTTTACGGATTCACCCGACTCCTCGTCCTTGATGTACCTAGAATATGTCAGAGTCTCGTCTTTGCGCCCACTGATCAGGATGCTATTGTACTTTTTCTTTTCTGCCATATTATTCTTTTAGTTTAATTTGATATTCGTTGTCGTCACCAGCTACCAGTTCGTCTGACCAATAGTAGTAGAGGTCACCCAGCTTGGTGGTGTTCAGGGAAGCTTCAAAACCACACTGATTGAAGGTGAGTGGCTGGCGGCTGACAAACCAGATGTATGGTTTCTCGTCTGTCGTTTCGATGGTGAGAGTCTTGCCAACAAGCGTATCTTCCAGCAGGGTGAGGTCTTCCATATTCAGCTCGCTCATATCCTTGCCAGCAGATGCGCCATAGTAGCTTGCATTGACGGTTCCGCTTGCGGTGATGGTTACGTAACCTGATACGGCTGGGATGACAATCTTGTGGGTGTCGCTATTATAATACTCCTCGGTCACATCCTTGCCATTCATCAACACCTTGACCATACCGATGCTGAATCCCTGAATAGGAATGATTTCTGCTTCCAGCTTCTTTCCGTTGCTGATAGCACCATTCAGCATGAAGTTCTCCTGATCTTCCACCAGTTGCGTTTCACCATTGATGGTGTAGCTGAATTTGGCATTGTGAACGATGAAGGAGATTGGGCAAGTGGACTGGTTATCTGTGACGATGTAATAGCGGAGGTCAAACAATCCTGTATGCTCGCCTTCAACAATACCTACTGGAATATTGCTCTGTGAATTATGATCTACGATTCTCAGAAGGTTGCGCTCGATGCTGACCATTTCGCTGCCTTCATATTTCCACGAAACCTTGATGTTGTAGTTTCCGAGTTCAAGAGTCGGTGGAATGTCGCAAATCAGGATGTTTCCTTGGATTCCTGCAACTTGGATGGGAACGGAAACAGTATCACAGAAACAGCCATGCAGTTCCACACTGATGTCGGTAGCCAGATTCATATCGAAGTCGATGAGTCTCTGAAACTCCTTCGATACGTCCATCTTCCGCACCAAGACGTGAAGCTTGAAGCTATTTCCTTGCACAATTTTATAAATCATATTTTGATACACATTATTAATAATAGAGCAAAGATAGGCAGAATTTTCTCTACCTATCTCTTATCCATTAACTTTTGGGCATTAAATCAAGCCCTTCCATCTGAGGAACTTGCGCTTGCGGCTGCGCTTTCCTCTCTCGCTCTTGCAGTTGGTATGATATACACAATCACGGAAGAGGTCTCTCGACTTCATATCCTTATCTACCAGTTTTGTCTTCTTGAAAGCCTCGAAGAGTGGGCGGTTCATAATCATCAGGTTGCCCTTCTCCGTAGGTAGGACAAAGTAAATTTCACCCTTGTTCTTCTTGGCTGCATAGTCTGCCTTAGCCGTAGCTTGGCGGTACATGATCTCGCATTTGATGCGCTTGAAAATCTTAGTAATCTTCATAATCGTAATTATTAAAATTGAAACTATATGATGGTTGCTGCCGAAACAGAAACCTTTTTTCTCATTACCCTAGTCTGATACAGTACCATCTTAGGCATTTCCATTTCATTGAAGCAGATATGGAGTCCGATGGCTCTTGTCATGAGCAAATCATCGTGCTTGCCATCAATGGCTCCGTATGCTCCATTCTTCTTTCTCTCGTAGGTAAGGAACTCGTTCAGGCATCGCTGGTCTCGTTCAACGTATAGATGCTCTCTGACCACCTGAACCAGTACAGAGATAACCATTGGCTTGGTTGCTACATTGGTATGGAATCCGTACTTGCGTGGAACACCTTCCTTAATGTCTGCTTCACTCTGCTTGCGTGCATAGAGATTGTCATATACATCCTTGATTTGATTCAGGATGAACTCAGACTGATCACCGCCTTCCAAGATATGTTCCTTGTCTTTCGTCTCCAAGGTGTTGGATTCAATCACCAAGAGGGCATTATCGTAGTACTTGGCTATCTGTGCAGCCTTCCAAGCCAGCAAGTCCATATCAATATGCCCATACCATTGGGCTACCACATACGGCTTGCCACCTTCCATCATCCAGTATCGGTCAAAGACACAGATAACAGACCAGTCAGCCTTACTACCTCTACCACCAATATCCACTACAACCAAATATCGGTTGGTCACCTTGCAATCGTCAAAGTACTCCGGCTTGCTCCATATCCACAACTGCCCAGTCTTGTCTTCCGTGAATCGCACGTTCTGTAGGCACTTCTTGCCCTTGTAACCATCACCATAAACATCACCGATAAACTTAGGTGATCGGCAACCTTTCTTGAACTGGTCAACCTTCTCCTCAGCAAATACCTTGGCTCCTGAGTGCTTGAATGCCTCTACTGGGTCAGATGGGAATCCGCTAGCCATATCTCCATGGTCTGTGAACTTCTTGCGTTCCACAACATACCAGTTGATGGCTTCCAAAGGTGCTCCCATCTGCCACAATTTCCAAAGGTATGTACCCGGCTCTTCACGGTTAGACATCGTGTTGGTGTTGTTGCGGTTGTCGTATAACCATTTGGCAAACTCATCCTTCTTTTTCTTGCTTTCAAAGTCAAGATGGTAGAGGTCGTAAATCTCAAACCAAGGAACGAAGAACGGCTCAAATACAGATTCACCTTTCTCTGCTGCCAGCCATTCCTGATGGAAGAAGTTGCCAGTACCATTGGCGGTTGACTCATATACGATCATTGTGTATGGTCTGTAGAGCACACCATTGGTTGCATTCTGAACAACTTGCTCAGGAGACTTGCCTTCTGTCTTCTCCCACAATCCTACCTCAGAACAATGGATGAGGTTGTAATCTTCACCATTGGCGGAAGTTGGATTCTGCATAGAACCTACCTTGATTTTGCAGAATCGCTGAGGAACCTTCTTCACGTTGCCGGATGTACCAAATCCTACAAACTTAGGCTCGTTCTCAGAATAGGCTTCTCCCATTTCGTGCAGGAACTTGGTCGGAAATTCCTTCAACGCTTCATCAAACATTCCTCGGATGGTTTCAGCCGTGTCCTTGACCTGAGCGATGATGAGCGAGTTGAGACCCTTCTGCCACATAATTTGCAGCCAAAGGAAGTACATCTGAATAACCGTTGAACCTCCCCATTGTCGAGCCTTCAAGAGGATGAGTCGGATAGGACGGTTTTTCTTTCTTCTCTCCTCCAGCCACCTGAGCAGTCTGCGCTGCGGTCTTCTCAGCACAAAACGGAAGGGGAGACCTCCACCTTTCGGTTTGATGTAGATGAACATGGCGAAGAAGAAGAAGGGGTCGTGCTTCATCCTGATTCGGGTGAACTGCTCCACCAGTTGCTCCATTTCCTCTTCAAGGTTGTATGGCTCATCCATATCCGCATGCAGTTCCTCGATTACCGCCTTGCAGCTACCCAGTTCCAGCAGCATCTTGATGAGCGGAATCTTCTTCATGCTCATCGGGAGGTGCTGCTTCTGAATCGGGAAGTCAGGCAGGAAGAGCAGGAATCGCTTATCTCCACAACCTTCACCCTTGATCGGGCTGAAAGGAGTGTTGATTTCCTTGATGCGCTTCTCATTCTCTGTCAGGATGCTCAATACATGTTTGTCTAGTGCATCTGTCAGCTTGGTTCTTATGGCTACTTGTCTTGGCATATCGGAGAATTAAGATACCCCCACAACAGACCGACTACATAGCAATAGATGTGGATGCCCACTGCCATGCAAGGAATGAAAAATCCTACACATATATACGAGAGAATGATGATGTTGTATCTCACCTTTTTCTCTACGAATGGGGCGATATATCCCATATAGGCATATACGATACCGCTGAGACCGATGATGGGTATGCTAGAACTGGGGTAATAGCTTATGGCTATGAGATAGAACACCACCATATCTACGATGCCGCAAGGTCTGGCTTTCAGGCATTGATGCAGCACCCAAAGGTTGATGGCTGCATGGAATACGTTCTGATGGAAGAACGGATAGGTAAGTCGGTTCAGCATAGAGCAACCTTCATAGAGACCCATCCCGTCATATCCAAGGAATGTGATACACATTATTATAATGTACCCAGCATAAAGCGCAATCTTTTCTTTCTTAGTTCGTAACATCTTTCCTTCTCCTCCTTTCTCACCTTATGAAGAATCACGTGTATGGATTTCGGAGAAAGATAGAAACTGGGAGCCTCCTGATTGCACACGTAACTAATGGCATCCAACTTGGTGATAGAAGGATGCTGCTTGGTATAATCAATAAATCTGCGGTATATTTCCTGAAACATTTCTCTCTTGGTAGGATTCATGTTATTCAAGGATTTCCCTTTGATCATCGTCAGAATAACATTGTAAGCCCTGATATCCGAGACCCAAAAACGCTTGCTTGAAGATTGCAGTAATCTCTGCTCAATCTCCAAGAGGCTGATATTGTCTCTTACTGATATGATTTCCTTGTAAGCTCTCAATATGTCAGCGTTTCGCTCTTGTGTAAAGTCACATCGTGATCCTTTATGTTTCATTCTATTATGATGCAAAGTTACAAAAAAGTATTGAAACAGCCAAACTATTCATATACGATTAATTAAAGTTAACGGATAAGATTAATTATAGGCGGAAAAGCATTACTTTTGGGCATTGATTTATAAATTAATACATATATATATGCCTGATAATACAAATACGGAACAGAATGCTGGTGCTGCTGCACAGCAAGCTACGAAGACCAAGAGAGACTTGGCTTTGGAGCGTTTGAAGACTCGTCACCCCGATACCGAGTATGCGGATGATGAAGCTATCTATGGTGCTATCAATGATGATTATGATGCCGACCAGAAGTCTTTGCAAGGTTACAAGGATAACGAGAAGGCGATGGCTGACTGGATGGGCACTGATCCTGCTGCGGCTACCTTCCTGCAAGCGATGAAGGCTGGCAAGAGTCCTTATGCAGAATTGATTCGTACCCATGGTGAGGATGCTATCGACTACTACTCTGATCCTGATAATGCTGACGAGATTGCCAATGCTCAGTCTGAGTTCTTGAAGAATGCGTCTGATGGTAAGAAATTGCAGGAGGAGTACGACAAGAATATGCCAGCCAGCTATGCGGTCTTAGACAAGCTGGAGGAGAAGTATGGCGAGGAAGCGGTGAATGAGGCAATCGACCAGTGCTTTCAGACAATGCGCAATGTGGTGACTGGCAAGTTTACGGAGGAAATGGTTACTGCTTTCATCAAGGCAAAGAATCACGATACCGATGTAGCTGATGCTGCTCACGAAGGTGAGGTGCGTGGCAAGAACACCAAGCACATGAAGAACTTGGAGCTGCGCAAGAAGGGCGATGGTACTGCAGACCTTGACTCAGCGAATGCCGAGACCAAGAAGACCGACAACCAGCCGGAACTTGGGGCGCTTGGCAGGGCTACCAGAAGAGGAAACATCTGGGAGCGTGGAAACGAAAAGCGAACACGCATCCGATAAGATAGAGTTAGATTTATATAATGTTTAATTAATATTTAGGATAATGAAAGTAACAAAAAGTACATTTAATCGACTGTTCTCCATTTTCATTATGGTGATGGCAGTTATTTTTGGTGTCAATGGTCAGGTGCTGATGGCTGAGGCTACTCTTCCTGATGGCGGTACTTCTGAGAGTGGTCACCCTGCGGAAGCTGGCGGTGCTTCTGCTGCTGGTGAAGCTGGCAATGGTGGTGCGGCTCGTCAGGATGATGGTATCAAGACGGAGACCAAGGGTCGTGAGCACTTTAACGAGAAGGGCATTGAGTATTACAACAATGACATCAACGAGAAGATTACCAAGATTCGCCCGATGGCAACACCAGTGGATCAGATTTCCCGTTATGCCACAACCAAGTCTGCAAGCTCTTTTGTAGTTGAGTATTGGAGTATCGGTACTCGTTCTATCAAAACTACCGTGACGGAGAATACAGAGGAGAGTACTGGAACATCTATGGTGTTAAAGGTAGAAGACCCTGAAATGTTCACGCTTGATGATACAATCCGAGTAGTTGGTGTAAAGGCGATTACCAATTATCAGGGTAAGGCTTATGCAGACATTACCGATGCTCCTACTCCTGATTTGCAACTTTGTGTGTGCGGTAAGGATACACAGGGCTTTCCTATTGTTTTCGCCACCAATGGTAAACTAGTCAGTAAGCAGGCTATCGGTATTCCTGCCTTGAAGCAGGGTCAGAAGTTAATTCGTATGGCGAAGAGCTGCGGTGAGTTGGACGTACAGACAGGTCGTTTCAACAACCTTCCTGCTGCTGATATTCAGTACTGCCAGAACTTCATGATTCAGGTGGAGCAGAGTACTTTCGACAAGATTGCTGATAAGCGAGTGGATTGGGATTTCTCCGACATCGAGGAGGATAGCATTTACGATATGAAACTTGCCATGGAGGGTACTTATCTCTTCGGTGATATGGCTTGCATCAAGCATACTACAAAGAACAATTCGGCTCAGTGGTTTACTAAGGGTATCTGGTGGATGGCTGGCAAGGATATTGAGGTAGGTCATGTTGCTACTGCCGATGAGATTAAGAAGGGCTACACCAAGAATGAGCGAGTTATCACAGACTTGGAGCTGGTAGATATTTCCAAGGATATGTTTGTCGGTACTGGTATTGGCAACAAGCGCAAGGTGGTTATCGCTGGTTCTGACTTCGTGAGTGCATTCAGTAAGATTGATTCTGACAAGTTCCGCTTGAAGGACACCGTTGAGGTATGGAACTTGAAGTTCAAGAGTTGGGAGACAGACTTCGGTGAGGTATTGATGATTCACTCAGAGTTGTTCGACCTCTTCGGTATGAGTGACTGCGGCTTCGCTCTTGATCCTGAGTTCTTGGTGAAGCGAGTACACTTGTCTTGGACTCGTAACGTTCTCGACTTGAAGAAGGCTGGAATCCGTAACACCGATGCAGTAGTTATTCAGGAGGTTGCTTGTCTGTACTTGAAGTACCCTAAGGCACACGCTCGTATGCGACTTGCCAAGGTTCCTGATGCAGAGGGCACATCTGAGACAGAAGAGACCAAGGTTGCTGCTTAATGCAGGGCAAATTCGGCAAATTATTCATTAAATAGAGAGGGGTGTGGGCACTAGCCCCATCCCTTTTTTCATAACACATATATAATAAGGTATAATCATGTATAAGAAATATCAAGCTGGTACGGATTTGTCGTTCAGCGTTATGGTTGGTAACGAACGAGTGAGAGTTGTCTTCGAGGGTAAGACTATGGGTTGCAGTATCTATGGCACAAGAGACGAGAAGTTGCAGAAGGCTATCGAGTCTCATTATTGGTTCAAAGACAAGTTCTTCTTGGTGGAAGCCGTTGACGAGAAGAAGGAAGCTGCCGAAGCCAAGAAGAGAGCGGCTGCCAAGATCAAGAAGAAGGCGGCTGAGGAGAAGAAGACCCATATCGTGACAGACTTTGAGGATGCCAGAGACTATCTGGCTGAGACCTTCGGTGTGAGCCGCTCGAAGTTGAAGACCAAGGAGGACATCTTGACTATTGCCAAGGAAAAGGGTGTTGAACTAGAAGGACTTGAATAATGAAGAAGTATGCTGTATCTGATTTGGTGAAAGAAGTGAAGGTGCTCTTGGACAGAAACCAAGAGTCTTCCGGCTTGCTGACTCCCGATGATACTGATACGCTCTCTCAGGCAGAACTTATCAAGAGTAAAATCGTAGATGCAGCAAGTATCATTCTTTCCGATGCGCCAGTAGATATGGTGGATGGAATCAAGCTAGACAACATCAGCGTATCTTGGGCATCGAAGAACAATGCTTATGTCGGTACGGTCTATATGCCAGCCGATATGATCCGGCTGCTCAGTGTAAGAGCCAGCGACTGGAACCGCAATGCCGAAATCATCACCGAGAATGATGAAGCCTACAAGTATCAGGGCTGCAAATATGGAGTGAGGGGCAATCCCGACCGACCTATTGCGGCTATCATCCATACCAATGGCGGTAGATACCTAGAGCTATATACGAGCAAATCGAATAGCGTGACGGTTGACTTCGCCTATGTGGCTCAGCCGGAAATCATCACGGAAAGCAGTGGTGCAGGGTATATCAATCTACAGAGCAACCTGAAAGAAGCTATCCTCTATATGGCTGGCTATCTCACTTGCGTGAGTATGGGAGATACCGATACTGCGGCTGGGTTATTGGGTGTAGCCAGAAAACTGGCACATATTGTTGAACCAACAACATCGTAATC